TCAGTAAATTATTAGTCATATTATGTTATTTTATTTATATTGTATTATATATCAAAGTGAAAACCTTTAATTTTTAAAAAAATTAAAAATCTATAAATCTGCTAATGGATCTTCTTCTTCTCCTTCTTCTCCTTCGCCACCTTCTTCAGCTTCTTCAGCTTCAGCCTCTTCAGCATTTTTCTCTTCTGTATACTCCAGATATGATTTTAATAGATTTGACATATCTTCATCGGTAAAAGCATCGTTTCCATATTCATCATAAAAATATTGCTTAAATTCCTTTTCAGTTCTACTATTAATAGCTGCTCCTAAGATTTCAGTAGATTTAATTTCTTCACCAGAATCTAGCGTCATATCATCAATTAATACTTTGGAATCCTCTCCAGCCTTTACAGCATCTTCTTCTAAAGATTTCTTTTTTAGATCCGAAGAAAATTCTTCAAATGTTTTAATAGTTTTCATTATATTAATTTATTTTTATAGATTATATATCTTTTACATTCCCATGTCCATCGGGTCAACTTCAGGTTCTTCAGCATCTTTTGCTGCTTGTCTTTGTTTATAAGCCTCATTTGCTGCTTTATCGTCCGGACTCAACTTTAAGTATCTATCAACTAGGAACTCCATATTAAAGTATGGCATTTCTTCCATTGTAACTGGATCAGTTTTCATTAAGGAATCTTGCATAGTACTAATAAAGTCTAATCTCTTCTCCATGATTTCCATCGTCTTTAGTTCAGCAAACATGTTTTCTTCGTGGAATTGCAGTGCGATTTGAGTTTTAAACCCTGGATCATCTTTAAATTCAGGGTACTTTAAACACATTTGAATCCACAATGGTTTAACCAGTACTTCCTGGAATGATGATCTAAGTCTCTTAATAAACTTAGAGAACTTAATTTCATCTCTAATCATACCATCAGCTGCTAGGTTAAAGTCTCCTCCTCCATCTTCATACATGAATCTATTGTAAGGAATTTTTGAAACTTGTTTAAGTTTATCTGTGAAATATTTTAAGGCTTCAGTATCGTTAATATCTGGACCTTCACCACCAAGCGTTTCAATTTCTGGTGTCTCTCCGTCCTTACTAGGCAACCAATATTCTTTATTAAATTGTAACATTGGCTTACCATTAGTTGTCAGGTTTGCACTGTCCCAATCAAAATCTACAATTTCTTTATAGTTATTCATCAGTTGAGCAAGTGATTGTTTTGCTCTAGTTTTAGATTTACCCCCAACTGGGATAATAAATTTCATTCTATAAGAAGAATTGGTAACCGCCCAAATAACTCTGGTATGTTCCATAATTCTCATTAAGTTGAATGCTCTTACAAGTCTTTCAAGATAAGAAACCCTACTTGCTGTTGTAATTGAAGAGTATGAAATGTATACAATTTGAGAATCATATAACTTTCTCTCTTTCATTGGATCGTCTTTAAATTGGATCCATACCTTTTTACCATCTTCGTGATTATATCCTGGTACTAGGGTGATTGGGTCAATTTCTTTAAATCCAATAATTTCGGTCATTTCTGGATTATAAATAATTTCAAATGAAAGATAACCATCAATTAACCATTTTCTAAAAAAGTACCATGCTGATTGATCCTGATTAAATCCAAAATATTGGTAAATTTCTCTATATGATTTATTAAGATATTTTTGAACATCTTCAGAAACATCCATACCTATAATCTCAGGATTCGCAAAGAAGTTTTTATTATCAAATACGATTGATTCATCACAAAGAATATCTAATATGTCTTCAATTTCATCATGTTGTGAGAATTTTCTAAGCTCATCTCTTTTGGCTTGATATTGTTGATCGAAAAACGGTACGTTTTTACGCATGTTCGTGTCAGCCATTGAAAGGGCTGCAAACGCACCATACATATCATCATTATCCAGGCCTAATGGGTTCATTTGACCATACCCAAATTGATCCTCTACTGGACCAATTGCCTGAGATTGTCTAAGTACCAAGTCATCATAGTACATTCCAAACGACGATAACTTTTTAAGTGAATCGCTCAGTGTGAATGTCTTTTTACCAGTACTTAATGGGCCGTTTCTATCTACAAATCCTGCCATTATATTATTATATTAATTTTAGTTATATATCTTTTTTACTATCAATGAATAGTCTTATTACTTCTTGTGGTGTCATGTTTTCAAGTTCCATAAAATCACATAATGCAATGCTTGGCCATTTCTCATAAGCAACCACTGATTTTTCTGTTATTCTTTCAGGTTTATATTGTCTCAATGCAAACCCATAACCTTCACTATCTAAAAAGGCTTTCATACCTTTATAAGTTATTCTCAAAGGTCTCTGTCTTTCTGCGTCATTTGATGTTGCACCAGAACTTGCTGATTTAATTTGACCAGACATTCTATCATATAGTGTATCTAAAAAAGTTTCTTTAAATCTTGTAGGTAACAAGTTTAAATTAACACCAAGATCATTAGATCCAACCTGTTCAATTGCTAAAACAACAGGTGCCCTATCCCACCATGGTAAATTTTCAGTAACTGGATCATCATATCTAAATACATATATTTTTCCAGGTTCAAATCGAGTTCTCACACGTGCTACTTCTTTAATCTTCCTTGCCTTAAGTGAATCTTTAAACCATTTTTCAGCAGTTCTAATTGCTCTAGCCCTACCCCCATTTTTAGATAATTTTTCTATTTGTTGTTTAATGTAACCCATTCTTAATAGTATCTTCAGTCAAAACTATAAATTTCCAGCCTCTTCCTTCTGAAAAAGTTTTGGCAGCATTATATTTATCCATATTTTTAACATATTGTTCGGCTAGGAATTTATATGATTGAATTGCTTTTTTAGAGTTTTTAGTTGGAGGTTTTGGTTTTGTTATCTGATCCTTTGGTTTAATTTCTACCAAATATTCTTCATAAGAACCGTCCTGTTTTAGTTGTTTAAAATAAAAGTCTGGGTAATATTTGTGGCTTTTGTTTGTTTGTCTAGACCAATATGATATTTCAACAGGTTCACTTGACCAATTTATAACTTTGTCATTTGAATCACACCATATACAAAATTTATATTCCCACGAGCTTCTATAAATTATTGGCTGAGGTCCTATATATTTTTCAGGATTGTTTGGATTAAAATATCCCTGTTTAAATCCTGACTTTTTTGTGGGGCGATTGTTTTTTATTGACATCTATATTGAATAAATTCCAGTGCTATCATCTCCTCCTGAAGAATCAATTGAAATGGTTCCTTTATATTTTTGAGGATGGATTTTATTCCAACCTTTAGCATATCCACGTTTTGCAATTTCTGTAAAGTAAGCAAACGCATTTGGATAATCTGGATTAAAGTTTTTCCAGTATTTTAATAAGTCTAATATCGCAAAAGATAGACAATCATTACGGTCGTCTTCGCTAACATATGTCATTCTATTAATTGCACGCTCTGCTAAAAGTATTAGCATTTTTTCGGCAGTTGGTGTTAGTTTACCAAGTTCTTTAGATTCAGACATTGCTGCGTGTAAATCTTTGTTATTTAAATAATTCTTCTTTTTAGCCACTATATTTATGTTTTGTTTATAGTATATTATATAAGAAATATCTATTTTGTTTAACCAGTCTATTATAAGTAAAAAAGGGACGAATATTCGTCCCTTTGCATTATAAAATTAATTAGTATTAACCTCTTAATTCTGCGATCTTATTCTCCCAAACTGAGATCTCATTAGAGATTAATTTATCAGCTTCTTTGATTTCTTTAACTGATTTATCTGCTTCTGCTAAAAGTCCTCTTTGGTCTTTTAGGAAAGCAATCATCGATTCATACTTAGAAATATTCTCTTCAACTTTAGCAAGTTCTGCAGCTTGACCGTCAACTAATTCTTTCAAGAACGTTAACGCGCTTTGTCCTGTTTTTTCGTTGACATAATCAACTACTTGGTTTGCATTGTCTGCTTTAAAGAAGTTAGAGATTCTATTTTCTGTATTTAATCTAGCAACAAATACATTTTCTTCTAATTTAAACACGTTAACAATGTTACTATTTCCTTCAAAGGTAGCAGCAAAGTCTAGATTTACAAAATTCTCTAACATCGCTGGGAGAGATTCGAATAATTGAGCCTTTGGTGCTTCATTATATCTAACAGCTCCGGAAGTTAGAACGTGATTTGAGAAAGAGTTTTCAATAACTGAATTATTGTTAGAGAAAGTGTTTTCTTTTAGATTATATACAAATTTTGAAGGCCCATTAAACCATTTAATAGTTTCATTACCGAATTCAAAAGATTCAAATGCAGAAATTGCAGTTCTTAATTTTGAATCGATATTATTTCCTTCTATTTCTTTAATTTCATTTGAGTTATTCATTTCAAAAACTCTTCCATTCATATAGAATTGGAATGATTCTTCTACTTTTACAAATGGTGATAAAATATTAGTCATCATAATTTTTAATTTTTTCTTTTATTATATATCTTTTTTAATCTTTAAGTTTATCAGATTCGTCGACAGTTATACTGTCTTGTTGTTCTTTAATAGAATCTTGAACCTGTATTGTTGCGTTTGATGTTAGTTCAAACATTCTATTTCCAACATGCATCTCGGTATTATTTCCAAATCCAGATCCAGATCTATTGCTAGAACCGTACATTCCATTGTCAAAATTAGGTATGAATGTATTTATCTCAATTGGGAACGTTATTTTATACTTATCCTTATCTTCAAACGTAAATTCTAAAGGTCTTTCATTAGTATAGTCGTCTGGCATTGCATAGTATGAAGATAATCTATAAGTACCCTCATTTAAATGTCCTACCTCAACATTAAAATAATTAGATTTGTATAATGTTTTAATGATAGCTTCTGTTATTTTAAATGAATCTAATGTTGAACTTACGATGATTTCTACGTCAACTCCCAAATTGATTGGAATCATTTCAAATTCTGAAACATATCCCTGCATAGCACCATTCTCATCCATTCTAGTATAATTACCAACAGTTCTTTTATTAACTAGCTTTCCAGAATCAACTGACATGGATGTTAAATTTACAACACCTCTGGGTACAACATCATAGTTTCCATCTGCAAATCCGACATCTGGATAACAGTTAGGTCCTGAAGGTGTTACAAATAGAAATTGATCTCTTAAAAATTGATCGTCACCTGTTACTGAGTAGTAGAACGGAACATCAATTAATGTTCTGGTGTCATTATCTAATTGGCGATAAAAGTGGAGTTTATTGTTTAAATCAGCTAGAAGGCCGATAATAACATGTCTAAATACACTGTCATCACTATTGAATTTTAGGTTATAAGAAGCCATTAATTTAATATTTTTTATTCAATAGCTTCTATATCAAATTTAGAGAAGCCATTTTCTCTATATATTTGTATTTTTTTATCGAATAATTCGTGTGGTAAAACTGTATGGTTAATCACAAATGTATTAATTTTGCTCTCTTTAATAACTTGACTTAATATTTTAAGAATGTTATGTACTCCATCTGCATCAACCGAACTTAATAACTCATCTAAAAATAATAGATTTAATTGTGGGAATCTTAATTTTAATATTTTAATAATTGCGATTATAATAATAA